TCACGACAGGTAGTCGGCGGTCTTGGGTCCAGGCTTGGGCTTGGCAATGCCAGGTCGATTGGCGCCCTGTTTGAACTTTCCGATCGCGTCGTTGATCGCATCGGTGATGCGCTTGGCGATGGGATCTGCGACCCGGTGCGCGGCAATCTTCCGTTGTTCCGGACCTGGCTTGTAGTACGGGTCGTGGGAGCAGGTGGTGCCGGTCCCGTAGCACGGTCGGGCATCGGCAACAGGCGCGCCGGCCAGGCCGATCGCGACGACAGCGGCAACAGCCGACAATGCGGTGCGTAGCATCAGTGAGCCTCCATGTGGGGGTAGGCCGCGTGGCGGGCCGATGGTTCCTAGGCCGGTTAGCCCGCCACGCGGTGTCTGAGAGACACCCCAAAGTGTAGCGGCGCTTGCCCGCTGCGTCTACGGTTTAACAGGGGAAGCGCGCTACACTCCCCCTGTGGACATCCTCGACGCCATCCGAGCCAACCGGGAACGGCACCGGGAGCACACCGCCGCCGCCGACACACTCGATTCCCAACTGCAGGACCTCGTGAAGATGGCATTTGAGCAAGGCCACACCGGGCCCCAGTTGGCATCTGTACTCGGGATCTCAAAAGAGCGCGTCTACCAGATCCGTGACGGTAGGCGCTGAGTTACACCCACTCGATAAGGGTGTAGCCGTCGCCGCCGCGGCCACCACTCTTCGAACCGATGCCCGCGCCGTTACTGGTCCGGTAGCCACCGCCGCCACCACCGCCGCCACCACCAGCCCGACCGCCGCGGCCACCCGATCCGTTCGCGCCGCCGCCACCACCAGGCCCAGGGTCGCCGCCGGTCTGATCAGCGCCGGCCGACCCGGTGCCCGTGCTGCCATTGCCGCCACCGGCCGCTGTGGTGCCACCGCCGTTGCCGCCGGTGTTCCCGTTCGATACGTCGTATCCGCCGCCGCCACCACCACCTGCTGCACCACCGGCGGTGTTGGCGGATGCCGAGGACCCGTTGCCGGTACTGCCGTTGGCGCCGTTGGTGCCATTCGCACCGGTCGCGGAAATGCCCGATGCGCTGTAGGTGCCGCCGTTCTGCCCGGATCCGCCGTTGGCGGTGAGAGAGATCGAACCCGAGGTGAAGGTGGATGCCCCACCGGGTGATCCCGGGTCGCTGGGTCCGGTGCCGCCAGCAGTTGGGCGGCCGGACCCGCCTGATCCGCCTGTTCCCAGGTTGACGCTGTAGGTCGGGCCGAGCGACGCCACGGGAATCCAGACGCGGAAGATTTTCGCGCCGCCGCCGCCGCCGACACCGCCAGCACCGGTGAGGGTGGCGGCAAGTACGCCGCCGTATCCGCCATTGCCGCCGCCGACCAGGGTGACCCAGCAGCCGGAAGCGCCGACCGGAACCGGCTGGTCGGTGCGGTTGATGTTCTCTTCATTGAACGGGGTCCAGGTCGGCCACACCTTGACGAACTGCGACCCATCCCAGATGAAGGCCTCCGGGTCGACGAATGCCCCGTTCCACACCTTGAGGGCAGAGACGTCAACGAAAGCCGTTCCGTTCCAGATTTTCACGCTGGCGGCACCACATACAGGACGCCGGCCGTGCCAGAGCCGGGCAGCGTGGTTCCCATCCAGAGGCCGGTGGCTGAACCTGAACCGGCGATCTTCCCGTCGAGAGCGGCCTGCAGCCCGGTCACGTTGGCAATGATGTGCGTGTGTGCGGTCGGCGTGCGTGCGTCCGATAGCCGGGAGTCGTTGCCCTCACACACCTTCCCTGCCGCGGTACCGAAGTCGGCGGCCAGCGTCCGATTGGCTGCCAAGGTGCCGCCACCGGTCAGACCCGTGCCCGCGGTGATCGTGGTCGTCTTGTCGGCCTTGCCCGCCAGCGCCGCCGCCGCGGCCGCGATATCCGTGGTGTTCTGGTTGATCGCGTTCGCGACGTCGTTCTGGTCGTCGGCGCTGAACCAATCGTCGATTCCCCAGTCATTCCGTAACGTCATCGTGGTCCTCGACTTCGTCCGCGCTGCACTTCGTTCCGGTCGGGTTGATCACCGTGACTGTCGGGACAAGCAGCTCTGCCTTGATCCCTTGGAAGATCACGAGACCGTCACCCGCACGATGCCGGCCGCGTTGAAAGCCACCGCCAGGGTTCCACCGTTCGGGGCGAATGAGTCGTCCCCGAAGTCGATCAGGCCGACCAGTGGGTTCGCCGCGGCCGACGCGGGGCCCTTGTCGACGATCGCTGCGTACCGGGGCGCGTTGCTGCCAGTGAGTGTGGCGCCCGGCCAGGAGACATCGTCGCCGTCGAACGTGATCGTCTTGGTTCCCACGGTGACGATAGGGTTCGCAATGTTCTTGCCGCCAGCGGTATACCCCGTTCCCACAACCTCATTGGTCAGGGCGGACTCATACCGGTGCGTGTTCTGATTCGGCACGTACAGCGACGAGAGCAGCTTGAGATACACACTGGTGCTGCCGTCGATGTCGACCTCTTTGTTCATCGCCGACTTGAAGAACGACGTGTAGATGAACCCGGTGATCGCCATGTGTTAGCTCCCTGCCTGTTGTTGGCGGTTGTCGATGTTCTGCAACAGCCGACCGATCGCAATCAGTGCGTGGCCTGTTGCGGCACTCTCGGGTGGAAGGTCGTCCACGACCTGATTGAAGAATTGTTCGGCGGCATCGAGCCGGTCAGCGGGAATCATTGGACTACTTCCGATTTCACGGTCTGCGAACACGGACAGCGACGAGACCGGCGCCGCCAGGTCCGCCGTTCTGACCGACGAAGAACAGTGATCCGCCGCCACCGCCACCGGCACCGGGCTGTGTTCCTGTGCCACCTGTGCCCGAACTGGATCCGGTGCCACCCGTGCCGCCTGTGACGGTGCGAGTGCCTTGGGTCCGGTTTCCGGGGCTGGCGCCGTTACTTGCGCCGCTCTCCGTGGTCGCACCGGCTGCCGTCAGCCCGAGCGTGGTGCAGGTGGTGTTGCCGCCGTTGCCTGCATTCGCCGCGCCGGCCGCGCCTACTTGGCCAGTGAGACTGGATCCAACCGCGATATCCGTTCCGACGGTCAGAGTGGTCGACGCGATCGCACCCGCGGCGCCGCCGTTGCTCCCACTCAGACTGGTGCCCTTCGTGCCACCGCGGCCACCGGCGTACATGATCAGGTCGACGAGATCGCCGACGCGGCACCAGCTCGGCATGTTCCAGGTCCAGGTGCCCGGGGTGGTGTACGTCGCGTCTTCGGGGTCGTGCGGCAGCAGGACCGTTGGGGACAGCAGCTCGGCCGTGGCAGCCATCATCGGCGTAGCCACCCCAGCACCGGAAGACACGGACGGGGTGGGGACATCTGCCGATGCCGTCGCGATCGGGACGGCCGCGGTGTAGTTCACCGACACCGTTGGTGACAAGAGGTCGGCGGATGCCTCCGCGGTTGGTAGCGAAGCCTCAGCCACCAGATCCGGGACCAGGAACCCGTTCGGGGAGAACGACCGCGGGAACCGGTACGGGAAGCCGTTGGTCGCCGCAGAAGCGGTCAGCAGCGGCGCCTCGACCACTGCCACCAGATCCGCGGCTGGCATGTCGGCCGCGGCGGTCAGCAGCGGCGCCTCGATGAGGACATCCTCGGTCGTCACGCTGACTTCCGGCGCCAGCAGATCGGCGCTTGCCGCCAGTGTCGGGGCAGGGACGGGTGCCGGGCCGACACCCACGGCCGGGGTGAGCAGTTCGGCTTTCGCGGACAGCGTCGCGTTCGGTCCGCTGAATTGCCACGGGAATTGGTGCGGGAAGCTGTCGCCGGCCGCGGGCAGATGCGCCACCACCGAAGACTTCACTGTGGGGGTAAGAAGGTCCGCGGTCGCGGCCAAGGCTGGCGCGTTGACCTGGGCGCCGGGGCTTGTCCACACCTCGCGATGTGGTGGTGCAGCGAGCGCTGCTAGTTCATTTCCCCATGCTGCCCGATGGGTTCTAGTCCGAGCGGGAAGCTCCGCGCCCCACGGCATCAGACCTCATCCGCGTCCAACACCAGCAGCCGACCGTACGTGAGTACCAGGTATTGACCCTGCTTCGCCGACACCTGGTTGCTCTTGTCGTCGTTCAACTCGACGCGCCACGCGGCACCGTTGCCGGTGTCCCAGACGTCGATCATGCCGCGCCAGGTGGTTGCGTCGTCGGCTACCAGCTCCGTGAGCACCGTCAGCATCTTGGCCGGGGTGTCCAGAAGTACCGGGCCATCGGCAAATACGCTCTTCTTCTCGCTCACTTACAACACCTCCGAAGCTGTCAACACACCCAAACCGGCAGGGATGTTCTGGAAGAACACCAGCCGGTTACCTGTCTCCATGCCCGCGCCGATCTTGCGGTTGCTGGCACCCACCAGCGACACCGCGCCCGTGTCAGTGACGTCGATGATCGGGGCACCGTTGCGCGACAACACGAAATGCCGCTTGTTCGCCCCGGCCGATTCACCGAAGTCCAGGGCGAACTGGTCGCCAGCCTTCGGGTTTCCCGCCCACGGTGCTCCGATGTTCGTCACCGCACCACCCACCACGGCCTGGATCCTGATCTCCCCGAATCCACTCCGGATCCGCGTGTAGTTCGAGGTGTCCTGCATCCGGAAGCACACATAGGTCCAGGCGTCGTCGAAGATGTAGGACTGGGGTGACGACGACAGGATCCATTCCAGCCGACCGTTGTCCACCGTCAGCGCACCGCCGTCGTAGCGGCCGATCTGCGTCCGGTTTCCGACTCCGGACGCCTTCCACACCAGGTTGCCTTTGCCGTCCAGACCCATCGATCCGGCGCCGCCACCACTGGACGTGACGGTCCATCCGGTCAGGGTGGTCGACGTGTTACCGGCGAAGTCGAGCACCACAGAGTTCGCGGCCGACTCCAATTGCCGGATGCGCGCCTCCAGTGCAGCGGCCTTCGTACGGGCACCCAGCCCTGTGTCGAAGATGCCGAAGATCGCATCGAGGATCCCGTCTGGGTCCAGGTCGATGTCGATCAGTTCGCCCAGGTTCTGGAACGCATTGATGATCCGGTCGATGATCGCCTGTACCCGCGCCGCGGCTTGCTGCAGTGTTGACTGCAGTTGGTCGACGAAAGGGATCGGCAGCTTCTGCGTCTTCTTGATGAACGCATCGTCGAATCGGATCGTGCCAGTGAGTGCGTCCGGTGTGACGTGCACTTGCAGTGCCACACCGTCGACCCCGGATGTAGGGACGTTGTACCTGCTCGAATCGTTCGACAGCACAGTCCAATCCGGGGCGGTGCCGGATGGCGTCAACGATCCGAGCTGCACCGTGGACACTTTGGCGTACCCGGACTCTTCCGATTCGTCTTCGACGCAAGAGACCAGTTCCACCAGCACCGAGTTCGCCCCGCCTGTGGCGCTCTCATACTCTGCCGACGCGCCGGCCAAGATGGTCTGGCCGGGTGTCACCGGGATCACTTCGGAGAGCAGCACGTAGTCGCCACCGTTCGCGGTGAGCGAGGCGCAGCCGTTGGCCTTGTGCCCGTGCGTGCCGTCCCAGACGTAGCCGGTGTTCGGCTTCACCGTTACTGGATCGTCGAACCCGCCCTCGGACAGCAGGTTCGGGGAGAACTGGCCGATGCTGGACAGGTCGATCTGGGGGATCCAGCCGAACAGGTTTGCCGCGTTCAGCGCCGAATGTGGACCCAGCAGCATGTTGAGCGGCATGAGCACCAAGGTGATGAACTGCTTTGCCGATTCGGCAACGTTGAAATCGGGATCAGTGAGGTCGATGTCTCCGAGAAACCTGCGGATGTTCAGCGCCCATGTGCCGAGGTCGTTTTCGTCGCCGTCTTCGATGCCGGTCAGCAGTTCGACGATGTCTCCGAGCAGCGGAACCTTCTGCAGTGCCATGATGGCGTCCTGCTTGGTGGGGAAGGTGACTAGCCCGCCAGTGAGGCGGTTCGCGATGACCTCGAGGAGCGCGTGGTCCAGCGGGATTCCCCGGCGCAGGTTCGCCCAGACGTCGGCGGTCGAGTTGTTCCAGCCTGGCGACCCCTTGATGCGCTCTTTCAGGATCCCCGTTATGACTTCCTGCGTCCGATTGACCAGGTCGGGAACCGAGCCGTCGTCGCCCGTGATACCGAACCGATCGATGACACTGAAGCCTGGCCGGCCGCTCGGTGTTGTCACGCCTAGTCGTCCTTGATCGCCCAGCCGGACAACTGCACCCCGGTGCTCAGCAGCGACGCCTCGAACAGCACCGCCGGGTACCGGTATCCGTTGCCGTGCGGAACGTCGTGCGCCTCGTCGGTCCAGGACAGCAGCGGTGCGCTGAGATCCGTTGAGAAGTAGGCGTGGTAGGTGTCGGTGATGTCGTCGTAGATAGCGGTGTAACGGTCGTTGTCATGGCCGTCATGGGCCACGGTCTCCTCGATCGTCCACGTGGTCGGGCCGGTACCCCGCACAATGTGGAAGTTGTTGTTGCTGATGCCCGTTTCGATCTGGTAGCCGACCCATGACGTCATCGCCTGGTTTGAGCAGACAATCACCGTGGTCTTACCGGCATTGACCGGGCCGAAGATCGTGGAGAACTCAGCCTTCACACGGTTCGAGTTGGTCTGTGCCCGGTACCGCGCCGCAGCCTTGTCGAACAGCACGAAGTCGGCAGCCATCCCGTTGGGCAGCGATAGCAGCGAGTTGTCGTAGATCCGCAGCTTGCCCCAGCCGCCGACCCGGATCCAGTTCGGATCAACTTCCGGTCCGGCCATCGAGTCCGCGAACGACAGAGCGATATTCGACGACCGGGGTGCCGCCAGCGGGGTCGGGTTGTCGTCCCGTACCACCGATCCGCGCGACAGGTTTTCGTCGATCGGCGGCCGCGGACCGACCGCGGGCAGGTGCGCGGTCACCCGGTAGTAGGACCCGTGCGGGATCTCGGCGTGGTCGTCGGACGCGACGATGAAGTCGATGCGGCTCTCGGTGACCGACTGCGCATCCCAGGTGGCCAGCACACCGCCGGCCGGATCGGTGATGATGCACTCCGCGGTGGTCCCGGGCGAGAAGCCAGCACCAGCGCGGGGAAAGAACGACGCGACCCACGTCTGTCCCTCCGATAAGACCAGGGTGTCGAGCTTCGTCTTGGTCCCGAGCATTACTCTCCCCGTTCTTTCGCGTCGCGCCGTTCCCGCTCTGCGGCGGCTTCGTTCTTGCCCTGGGCGCGCAGCGCCGAGGCGGCTTCGTCGAGGTTCAGTCCAGTCGCCAGCGTCGACTGGACCAGGGGTGAAAGCTGTTCGCGCAGTGCTGCCTTCTTCTCCTGGGTGTCGGCTGCGCGGTACTGCGCGGCCAGCTCCGGGTTGAATTCGTCGAGCGCGGCCAGCATGGTGCTGTCGTCGACGACTTCGGCGACGTTGGCCACCGCATGGGATCCCAACCAGGTCTGCTTGGGCATGACCACGCGGTGGGTGGCCACGGCCTCGATGAAGCGGAATCCGAGATCGGCCAGGCCTTCGGCTGCTGCCCGGCGCATCGGTGCGGGAAGGCCCATGGTCTCCTCGCCGTTCTGGCGTCCGGTCTTCAGCGCTGAGAGCGCCTCGGCCAGTTTCGCCACGGTGGTCTCACGGTCGGAAACGACGACGGTCTGTTCCTGGGGTTCGGGCGATGTGTCGGTCATGAGATGAGATGCACTCCGATGTTCTGGACGGTGGCCAGCACCTTCTTCAGGGTTCGGGCGTTGCGTTCGCCCTGGGACATCGCGGCCTTGTTCAGGCCGATGGTCACGTCCCACGTCAGCGGCTGTCCGGCGCTGTTGTCTTCCTCGAGGACCATCTCCTCGACCTGGTCGACGAAGATCGCGTCGATCCCGTTCTTGAGCAGTTCGGCGTGGGTGGAGGCGATGCGGTGTCCGATCTGGAACATCAGGCCCGGGATCACCCAGTGGGATCCGTCGAGCTTGATGCGGTGTCCGGTCTGCGCTTTCGTGGATGTGAAGGCGCCGCGGATCGCCGCTTCGGCTGATGCGGACCAGGCGTTGTTTTCCGCGCCGGACTGGTACATCTCGAACAGGTGCATCCAGCCGAGCTGTTTGACGCGGCCGATGTTCTTCCATTCCAGCCAGGCGGCGATCGTGCCGACGATGAACGGCATGATGACGCCAGATGCTATGTCTCCCAAGGAATCAAAGCCGCCGAGGAGGAAGTAGCCGAGCAGGTTTCCAACCGATTCGATCACCAGTTTGGCGATCGCGTCGGCGGTCGGGTTGTCGCCACCGACCACGACCGACACCGGCCCTGCGGGCGACCACGATAGTTCGGAATCGAAGTCGTGCCACTGGTCGTCGTTGATGCAGACCCATGGCATTTCGGCGAACGTGCCCAGGAATCCCTTCTGGTAGTACGCATCTGGCGCCAGGGTCTCGTCGTCGGCGACGACGTTCAGGATGTCCTCGAAGTAGCCGTCAGCGTAGGTCACCGCAGTGCGCACGAACCCTGCCGCGATGCTGCCATCGAGGAACGTGCCGGTGCCCAGGTGGAATCCGGATCGGTCCTCCACCTCGAACACCAGGGCGCCGTTCTGAACCTCAGTGGTCATCAGCCCTTCGGCGCGTTCACCTTTCGCGGTCAGGATGCGTCGGTAGGTGATGACCATCTGCGCGTCATCGAGCGCGTCAGCGAAGGTGACATCGGCGGCGTTCATACGGGAAGCGATCGGGCCCCACAGCGTGGAGTCGTCGAGCAGCCACGGCGAAGCCTTGACGTGCACCTGCCACAGCGACCAGTTGATCAGCGTCGTCCACTGCTCCGGATCAAACGGATCATCCGGCAGCGTGAACGGGTGCCCCTCAATTCGTATGAGCTGCAACAGGATTGTCATGCTGATGGCCCACTTCAGGGGCGCATACAGGAAGAACTCCCGGGGGAACTGGAACACCGGCAACGGCAGGGCAGGATTCGGAGGCACCAGCATGTACTGCAGGTACTGAAGGTCGTCATTGAAAAACAGCGTGAAGTACAGAACTCCCTTGCGCCGCTCCAACTTCCAGTAACGCAGCAGCCCAGACCAGCGCCACTTCCCGTTGTACCGGGACACGGTGATCAGGACGTTCTTCAGCGCTTCCTTGTTATTCGGAAGCGACATGACGTACCGGGCGACCGCGTGATCGGTGGGAATCGAGATGTAGCCCTGCGATGAGATGTTCTTGCGGGTCGGCCAGGACTGCTTCACCGCGGCCATCCCGGAGATCCGGCCCAGGAACTCCGCGCCGGCCGAGCCATCCGGCGGGTTGATCCACAGTTCGATGTCGTTCTGCTGCATCCGGTACATCGCCTGGCGCGCGCGGACCTCGTCGACGTTGGCCTCGATGCGGTCGAGCAGCGCGGTGCCGTCGATCATCGCGCCACCACCATCGGCCGCGACATCGGCCGGGAGTACCACTGCGGGATGGTCAAACGGCAGTGTGCGCCATCGGGATTGGTGATGTTCTTGACCCGAACCGTGGCCTTCTCACACAGTCCGGCGGGGAGCGGGTAGCGCAGGTCGTGGCCCTTCCAGCGGCCCTGCACCAGGGTGTCGTTCTCCGACAGGATGGTCATCTGCCGCGGGTCGGAGTCTGCGACGATTCCGCCGTCACGTTCCCCGATCGTCGGAATCGGCACGGTGCGGCCGTAGTCCTCGACGTCGCGGCCCAGCATTGGCGAACCCCACGACGAATCGGGCACTTCCCACTCGGCGTCCTCCGACAGCGTCCAGCGACCCCAGTCCGGCACGTCGCCCTCGTTGATGAAGTCGAATTCCTTCCACGCCTTGGTGACGCCCGGGGCTACATGGAGTTCCTGGCGTACCGGCTTGCCGACGTAGAACGGCAGCTCCGCGGTCAGCGTGAACTGCTCCGAGGTCTGGCCCAGGACGAACGGTTCACGCGCTTCGAACGGCAGCGATGAGAATGCGGTCGACTGGTTTTCCTTGCGCACGAACAGATCCCGCACACCGTCGGGTCCGGTGAAACGCAGCCGTGTTTCGGTGTCGTAGTCGAACGCCCAGCCCAGCCGGGTGGCGACCTCTGCCCAGGTGTACTTGTCGCAGTGGTAGGCCGTGAACGTCAGCGGGAACGTGCGCGGCTTGAACCGATAGTCCTGGTACCGCTTACCGAACGGTCCTGTCACCCATCGGGTTTCGACGGGAAGATCGAAGATGCCCGCGGCCTTCGGCGCGAGAATCACGTGCTGCTGGCCGCGGCCGGGGCCCATCACGCGGGCGAAGTAGTCCGGCTTGGACGGATCGCCCTTGATGATGTCCAAAGTCAGATACTGGGACATTAGACGTAATCCACCATCGTTTGGGAGCGTTGCTGCTCGTAGAGGCGTTGCTTTTCAACGAAGTCGCGCGGGTCGTTGGCCGACACGTCGCCGAACATGGTGCGGGCGTCGATCGAGCGGGCCGGCTGCGGCGGCGCGGACAGAAGCGGTGCACCGTACGCGCCCGCAGTGGTGTTGTCGCCGAGGTTGCCGACCAGCGCCGAAGAGAAGACGTTGACGACGTTCTTGGCGATCTTGCCGCCCTGCTGGAACAGCCCGGCCACCATCGACGACGCGAGCGCACCGCCAGCGCCGCCACCCATACCGGCGGTGCCCCCGGCCGCGCCCATCGACATCGCGGTGGCCGCGATGTTGCCGAGAGTGGATGCGGTGGAGTCGATCGCGGTGTCGATCCAGGGCAGATTGTGGTTGAGCTGTGACGGTGCTGAACCGGGCCCGGGCCCGCCGATCCGCGACTGGCCGCCCTGCTGCTGCGCAGGTTCCTGTGTCGCAGGCTGCGGTCCCTGCGGTGCCGGTGCGGCCGGCTGCGGTGCAGCGGGCGTCGGCGCAGGCCGCGGCGCGGGAGCGGGTGCGGGCGCGGCTTGCCGCGGAACCATCGGCTTGATATCGGGAACGGTCGGCCGCGGCGGCGGAGTCGGGTTGCGCAGCAGTGCCAGCGACACTTCGCCGCCCGGCGCCCGGTGCAGCGCGCCCCGGAACGCATACACCGCGCTCTGGCCGCCCATGGCGTCGACGTCTTCGGACGTCAGCACGTGCTCGTTGTCCGACAGCATCGCCGGGATCTGGTCGCCCTTGGGTCCGCCCGGACCGCGGACACCGCCGCCGAACGCGAAGCCCTGGCCGCGACCGATCTGCAGTGGTGCGCCGTTCTCGTCGACACCCCACCGCTTGGCCACATACGGCAGCGCCGCGGCGATCTGCGAGCCCGGGTCCATGTAGTCGCCGCCGGTGATGTTGTGCGCTTCGAACGTGGACTGCAGGAAGTTGAGGATCCCTGCCACCCGTTGCGTGCCGCCGCGGCCGTTGGAATCGTTGGCGTTGACCGAGTTCGGGTTGCCGCCGGATTCGGTGTTGATCTGGCGGACCAGGGCGTCTTCCCAGGACTGGAAGTTGCTTCCGGTGATGCCGTAGGCGGGCCCGTATGCCGCGAGGACCTGGCGGACTGTCGGTCGCCACTGTTCGGCACCGGTGCCGCCGATCGGGTACGCCAAGCCGGACATTCCGCTGCCGCTGGCCGTGGCGCCGCTGAGTAGCGCGGTGAGATCGGTCTGGGCGTCGTTGGCTTCACGGATCGCCTTGTCGAGCGCGTTCTGTCGGGTCATCCGCGTCGACTGGCTGGCGTTGGCCGGCATGTCGGCCATCCGTGCCCGTTGTTCCTCGACGGTCTTCTGCTTGTCGGCGACCTTCTGCTGCGCCTCCCGAATCTTCTTCGGGTCCATCTGCTTCCGGCTGGTGTCGGAACCTGCGGCGCCAGCACCCGGGTTGGCGCCGAGCAACTTGCCGAGCGGTCCTTCGCTGCCGAACGCGAACTGGCCGACGGACTGGCCGGCCAGGTTCCACGGGTTGTCCGGCGACAGGATGGAGTTCTCCAGGCCGAAGATCCCCAGTGCGCCCTTCCACAGCGATGTGGCGAAGCTCCCGACGGTGCGGGCGGTGAAGTTGCCCAGCCACTGCCCGGTCTGCTCGCCCCATGCCATGAGGTTCTGTGCCGGGTTGGAGCTGCCCAGCGATCCGAGCAGCCCCCAGAGTCCGGGGATTCCTGCAGCGCGGTCGGCCAACGACAGCGGTGCGGCGCCGCCGGATGGGGTGTATCCGGCCGGGACGATGGTTCCTGCGCCGTGCTGGGTCTGCAGGCCGGGAATGATGCCGCTGTCCGCGCCGGACGTCGGTCCACCCAGGTTGGCCAGGCTGGACCCCAGTGCCATCACGTTGCCGATGGGGCCCTGGATGCCTGAGACGACCGAGCCGAAGATGCCCGCCAGTCCGCCGCCCTGGTAGGGGTTCGGTGCGATCGACGGCGCACCACCAGGTCCCGGGGCAACGCCCGGGGTGATCGGGTTGCCGAAGGGGTCGACGACGGCGCCGCCACCGGAGTACCCGCGGACTCGGCCGCCGCCGTGCAGAGCGCGCCGGAACGCATAGACGTTGGCCTGGCCACCCATGGCGCTGACGTCGTCGGTGGTGAGCATGTGCTCGCCGGGCATGCCCAGCAGCGGCACCGAGTCCCGGCCAGCTTCGCCGCCCCAGATTTCGCCGCCATCCTTCTTGCGCTGCAGCGGTGGCCCGGGCGGAACTGCAGCGTTGAACGCCAGCGTGAACTGTTGCTGTTGGTACTTGCGCACGAAGGCGTCGATGGTGGCCTGTGCAGTGGATGTGTTGGCCTTGACGGTGATTTCGTCTTTGCCGGTGTTCTCGATCTGTACATCGAGCTTCTTGAGGTTTTCCAATACCTCTGGGCTGGGGTCCTTGATCTTGACCTCGCCCGGGGGAAGCTGCTCGATGCTCTTGGCGATCTCGGCCACGTTCGACTTCACAGCGGGCAGATCGCCGCCGCCGAGCAGTCCGCTCAAGTTGCTGGGTGCCACCTGCTGCTGCGTGGTCGGCGGAGTGACGGCGGATCCCGGTGTCGGGTTGACGATCTGCACCGGAAGTGGACGTTCGTTGGCCGTCTGGGGAGCTGTGCGCGGCGCGGGCGGGCCTGCCGCAGGTTTCGGTGACGGCTGCGGCGAAGCGAACTGGCCCGGGATGGCCTTGCCGTCTGGGCCGACGATCTGACCGTTGGGTCCGACCGAGTAGCCCGGCAGTTGGCCCTTGGCGATCAGGTCGCCGATTCCCTGGCTGATGGTCGGCTTCACCGACCCGTCTGGGTTGTAAACCGACGGCATCATGGTGCCCTTGAGCGCGGGCACCGCTTCCATCTGGCGTTCCTTGGACCCCTCGCGGTCAGCACCGGCGTTGTGGTCGGCCTCCCAAGCCCTTTCCCACTCGTCCTGGCCCTTCTTGATGTCAGCTAGGACGCGGTCGTAGATGCTCACACCCAGCCCGGCGATCGCGCCCACGATGGCACCTGGAGCACCAGCAGTGGCCGCGCCGATCGCCGCGCCGCCGCCGACGTTGAGGGCCAGACCGCCAAGGTTCGATCCGGCACTCTCGTCCGGGCCGATCATGTCGTTGGTCTGGCCAACCAGCAGGCTGCTGAGCGCCGCCGGGATTGCAATCCGGCTGAGTGCCCGGCTGATTCCGCCCGCCGCCGTATCGGCCTTCCCAGGCAACAGGTCAATACCGCGGCCGATGCCGCCGATGTTGCCGAGCAGCGACGTCACGCCCTGAATCGACTTCCAGGCCAGGAATGCCGTGGCCACGTTCGACACCAGGTTCGGGCTGCCCGCGAGCAGCCCGGTGATCGATTCGAGCGCCGGTAGCAGGGCATCAGTCCACTGCTTGGCCGCGTTGTAGACCCCACCCAGGATCGGCATCAGGTTCTGCAGCACTTCGAGCCACTTGCCGAGCTGCTCACGGCCCTCGGTGAAGAACCGCGTCAGCTTCTCTTGTCCCTCAGCGGAACTGAGGAACGTGGCCAGGCTCTCGGCGCCCTTGTCGAGGATCGCCAGCAGTCCTTCGCCACCGCCCGCGGCCTGGGTGATGGCAGCCAAGCTCTTGCCCAGGTCCAGCACGATGCTGCCCAGGTGCTCGACGCCCTTGATGCCGCCGTCGATCCACTTCGCCAGTCGGCCGTCGCCGTCGGCCTTCGAGATGAACTGGTCGAACCGCTGCGCCAGCCGTCCGACGCCATCGGCCAGCCGTGGGAACGTATCGGTCCCGGCGCCGGCCAGCGTTCCGAGCCCGTGGACGAGCGGGTCGATGGCCTTCGTCAGCCGGGACTGGGCATCCCCCGTGTTGCCCAGGATCCGGTCCAGAATGCCCTGCGACGACTCCGATCCCGCGGTAGCCATCAGTTGCCGCAGGTTCTCGTTGAGCCCGGACGCGATCCCCGTCAGACCCTTTTTCAGCACCGGAAGGTCGGCGTCGACGAGCTTGCGCAGATCACCGGAGACGCCCTTGAACAGGTTCTCCTGCACCGGCTGCTGCAGCGCCTTGGTCAGCTCCGTCTTGACCGTGGCCGCGGTCTGCACCGCTTCCCGTGCCGACGGCGCCAGTCCGGCCAGCGCCTCGTTGGCCGCTTCGATCGATTTCGTCGACCCGTCCGCCGACTTCTCGACGGCCTTGAACGCATCCGCGACCCCGGCGACTCCCAGCTTGAACGTGCCGACCGCCGCACCACCAGCCGCCATCACCCCGGGCAACAGCAGACCAGCTTGGCTGATCTGCTGAATCGACCCGGCGACAGCAGTCAACGCCGTTGCCGCCGCGGGCAAGCTGCCCAGACCGAGCGCCCCGGCATTCCACTTCAGCGCCGACAGCGCCTTCCCCGCGTCGGCCAGCTTGCCCATTTCGCGGGTAGCACGCTGTACCGAGTTGGTGTCGACGTTGACCGGGATGTCGATCGAATTGCGCTCTTCCTGCGCCCGCCATCGGGCCAGATCGGCTTGCGCCTGAGCGAGATTCGGATGGACCTCCACACCGAGCTGGGCATCGATCTTCTTCAGATCAGCTTCCAGCTCGGCGACGAAGCCCTTCAGGCTCGGCCGAATGTTGATCGAGGCATCACCAGCGTCGTACGTCGCCACCTATGACACCTCCAATTCAGTTGAGTCCCAAGCGCTCGTAGTTCGCGTGGGCTTCGGCGATGAGATCGTCGAGTTCAGAGCGGGCCAGGTCGGATTCGCGCTCATTGATGAAGTCGCCGACCATCACCGGCCGCGGCATGAAGGACATGTCGCGGAGCTGCATGCGGCCCAGTTGCCCACGCAGGGTGATGATCTGGTCCGCCACGTTGCGCAGTTCCCGGATCATCGGCGTGTAGCCGTAGTGCGGTTCGGCCGCCGACTTCTCGCGCAATGCGGCGATCTCTTCGGCGGTCATGGACTGCGCCCGGGCCAGAAGTGATGGGTCGGTGGCCGCTGCCGCCCAGCACTTTGTGCCTTGCTCTAGGCACATCTGGTCAAAGAACTCGAGGAACTGTTCCCATGTGCGGCCAGGGATTTCGAGGAAGTAGTCCAGTGCGTTGACGTTCAGGACCTTCTGGAAGTCCCACTGGATGGCGTCCCACTCAGCGTCGACGACCGCGACTATGCGGGCGTCGCGCTGTCGTTTCCCTCCGCGTCCGCGCTGGCCGGCGTGACCTGTGCCGTGGTGGTGGTCAGTTTGTTGAAACCCCGGACGTCGTCGAGCACGGCGTCCCACAGGCGGGCGTCGCTGGCGCACAGTGCCTTCACCGCGTCGTACTGATCGCCGAGCAGCGCCTGGGCGATCGCGCCGCTGTGGTCGACGATCTCACGTTCGGTTCCGTTGGCCAGTGCGATCGCCTGCAGATACGGCTCGGACTCCTGGCCGTAGGACGCCTTGCGCCACGCTTCCCGGCGGTCCAGATCCATTGGCGTGATCTGGATGTCTTCGGTCAGCTCGTAGGGCTTGTCGCCGACCTGCTTGCGGATCTCGTAGAACCGGCCAGCTTTAGCGGCCATGGGTTACTCCTGTCGATGGGTTGTGCGTACGAAAAACCCCCTGGCGCCGGGTGGTGGCGCCAGGGGGTTGATCGGGTGGGATCGGGGGTGGAAGGGGTCAGGCGACGGTGACGGTGATGGTGTCCGTCTTCGTCTTGTAGGTGGCGGTGATGTCGGTGGTACCGGTGGCCACCGCGGTCACCTTGCCGGTAGGGCTAACGGTCGCCTTGGCGGTGGCCGACGAGGCGTAGGTCGCCGCGGCGGTCACGTTCGCGCCGTTGCTGTCCTCTACCTTGAGCTGCAGCGAGTCGCCCACAGCCAGCGTCGGATCCTGCGGCAGGATGCCGACCCAGTCGACCTCGGGCGGGGTGAAGCCGGTGTCGTTCTCCGCCGAGCACAGCTCGAACCCGGGCCCGAAGATGAAGAACTCACCCAGGTTGTCCATGTCGTCGTCGTCGGCGACGGTGGTCAGCGTGGGGTGCCACAGCAGGGTGTTGTTCTGCGCCCACTTCTGGTTGTCCACACCGGACACCTGCACTCGGTTGAGTGCGTAGCCGAAGAAGATCGGCAGGGACTTGTAGCTGTCCTTGCCCAGCAGCACTGCGCGGTAGTCGAAGTTGTCCGGCACGGTGGCGATCGGCGCGTGGATGCCGCCGTGCGCCGACGGGACGACACCGGAGTAGTCACCGGAGAACTGGAGTTCCAGCGCGGTGCGTCCGGTCTGCCGCATTTCGAAATCGACAGCGATGGACTGCTTGTCGATGATGATGCGGGTGGGCAGGCCTTCACCGGCGGACTCGATGTTGTTCGACGAGATGTCGAACTTCAGCCCGATGGCCGAGTCCTTGGTGATGTAGCCGACGCCCTGGATGCCGGTCGGCATGGCGATGCTGCCGTCCGCGGCTTCGATGTTGCGGGTGAATGCCGCGACACGGTCGACGCGGCCGACGCACACAGCCATGTCCAGGGGTGCGATCTGCAGGGCCTTGCGAGACCCCTTGAACGCCTTGATGGAATTCGGGATGGGAGGCATCTTCAGTCCTTTCGTGTGTCAGATACCGAGGTGATCGCTGTAGTCCGGAGTGGACAGCGGGTTATCGAAGGTGAACAGGAACGTCGCGGGGACGATCCGTTCGTCGTACTCGAGCCCGGGGATCTCCTCGGGACCCGTCATCTCGCTCACTGCCGTGATGGTCACGACATCGCCGTCCTCGAGCTCCACCTCGATTGGGTCTTCGACGCACACCAGCACGTCCCGGATGAACCGGATCAGTGCTTGTGATTCGGTGGGCGAGTTCGTGATCGCCGCGACTTGCATCGCGGCCTGGTCCTTGCGGATATCGCCCGCGCCGCCGAAGCGAGCGAGGAACAGGATCCGGCCGAACCATCCGGTATCGAGGACGGCGTCAGGCAGTTGGTTGACCACCTGGACCGCGCCGTCGACACCTGTGGGGAACAGCGGGGCAAACAGTGCCTTGCCAGCACTCTCTGCCAACGGGAACCCCGGGACCTCATACCAATTGGGCAGCCAGGGATACGTGGCCATGGGCTTACCTCAGACTCCTCAACACCTTGCGCAAGTCATGCGCGCCGGTGGCCTTGTTCGCGCGGACACCGCGGCGCCGCTTCCCGTCCCGGGCAACAAACTGACCAGAGGCGGTGTTACGCCGGAACTTGTGACCGAATTCGTGGGAAGGCCCGTATTTCAGACCCTGCCCGACGGTCAGCCGACCGACCGGGCGATCGTTCTTGTAGCCACCGATCCGGACCGTCACCCGCGCCGACTGCATCAGCTTGCGGCTCCGCTTGGCCACGATCATCTGGTAGCGGATCTTGCCGAGCTCGGTCTTGGTCCGGACGAGCGCGACCATCTTCGGGCCCAGCAGGATTGCGGCCAGAGCCTTATTCGGCGTCGGGATGTTGACGTCATCCACGGGGACTGTTCACCCTTCGGGTTCGGTACCACTTCACACCCAGGTCGTCACCGGTGAGTGGGTGATCGGTGTCGCCGAACGGTCCCTCGACGACGGTGTAGACCTCGCCGTTTTCGCGGGTGATCCTGTCGCCCGCTTCGACATCGGCATCGCGGCCGCAGAACCACGGCCGGTCGATGATGGTGCGCCGGCCGCGCATGTCGTCGTCCTGGGTAGTGCTCGCAGACCCGAACGCAGTGTCTTCGACGTCGGGCATGTCGACGCTGGATTCGCCGCTGCCCGTGCGCGTCACGCGCTTCACTGAGACGGTTTCGCCGTCGACGATTTCGATCACGGGACCATCCATGGCCGGGCACCGTAGGTGCCGAGCTTCGGCCGTCGTGGCTTCGGCAGGCGCACCCGGTTCAGTTCATCCTCGGTGAAGCTGATGCCAGGTCCCGATCCGGCGCGGTAGGTGCGGCTGGTGCTGATTCCGTCCATGGCCTGGCTCTTCGTCGAGGCGCCGTCGGGATTTCGGTACAGCTCCAGCACCTTGTCGATGACCAGGGTGCGCACGCGGCCGATCCGGATCTTCACAGCCGGGTCCGTCGATGCGACGTCGATATCGCGCAGCGACGGGACTTCGCCCATCAGTTCGTTTTCGACGTCGAGGATGCGCCATTTGATGGTGGTAACCCGGCCCGCGGAAGGTGTCTTCCCTTCGAGCCGGGCCACCACTGCATCACTGTTGACGAACTTGCCGTCAGCAGGCCCGGGGGTGGTCATTCGACCCGGACGCCCGCTTCCCGCAGCTTGGCGACGATCTCGTCGCGCTTGTCGTCCTCCGCGACCTCCACGCCGTGCTGGCTGGCGTAGGTGGCCCAGGGGTCGCGGCCAGAGCCAGGACCGGCCAGCGGTGGCGGCTCATCACCGCCACCGCTGGGGTTGCCCTCACCCCCGCCGCCCTGGCCGCCGTCGATCTCCTCGACGTCGGGGACGGAGTCCCACACCTTCGGGTTGGTGATCTGGCGAGCTGCCCACTCCGGCACATCCTGGCCGGGACCGAAGGAATGGGTGACCCCGTGGTCGTCACGCACGGCCACGTGCACAGTCAGGCCCGCCATCAGGCCACGTCCGCCACGGTCAGCAGTCCGGCGTCGGACAGGATCGGCATGCCGACCGCGTCCACGAAGGTGAACTCGCGGTACGGCGGGCCGACCTTCTCCACCAGACCGACGACGCCCGACGCATTGCCGAACGTCATCTCAGCCTTGTTCGACTTCACCAGCTCCAGGGCAGTGGCCGACAAGCCGAATGCCATGAAGCCGAGCTGGGCGGGATCGTCCGGGATCAGCGCCACCTTGTCGGTGGCGAAGACCCGCGTGTCGGTGCCCTCGACGTTCAGCATCGCGTCGTAGGTGACGATCTGCGGCAGCTCTTCGGACTCCAGCAGCCGATTCAACTCGTCGACGGTGACGCTGGTGCGCCCGGCGGTCGAGCCGTAGACGGCGTCGATGATCTGCTTGTTGCGGCGCAGAACACTGCGGCGCGTGCGGGACATCAGCATCTTGCCGGCGCGTGACTTGCCGTTGGCGATGCGGACTTCCTGCCAAGCATCCAGGTCGGTCAGCGGAACCGCAGTGGCCTGGTTGGCGTCGGTCCACAGCGCGCCCGCCGGGGCGGTGATCTGGTTGGCGGGCACGCCGTAGTCGGCCTCACCGGAGAACCCACCCTCGTTGTTGATGGTGAGCTTGCCGTCTGTGAGCACGTCGCCCCACGCGAGTTCGATGCGGTTGTTCATGGTGCCCATGAGCCGCTCGGCGTCGTTGTAGGCCGCCCGCACCAGGCGCTCGGTGTTGGTGCCCGCGTTGAGCGCGATCTCTTCCGCGATGCGCTCGTACTCACCCTTGTTCAGCGAGTCCGAGAACGGAATCAGCTCAACGTACTTGCCCGACCCGGCGTCGCGCGCCGACACGTGGATCGTGCCGTCGAACGACCGGTAGGCCGCGGTGCGGTTGGTCTGCACCAGCTCGGCCCAGTCGATGCGGTTCGAGTCGAAGTACCGCGTCGGGAACAGGGTCTGCAGCAGGTTGCTGGCCGGTATGGGCACAGTGCGGATGAACGTGGTGATTGCGTCCGGACGCAGACCGATGGGTCCGTCGAAAACGATAGCCATGATTCAGTTCTCCTTCACAGCCAAACGATCTTGGACAGGTCGGTCTTGGCGTTGGCGTTGATGCCCGAGTTGGCGGGCAACTTCGACTCCTTGACGCCGCCGTGGACGAACAGCGCGCCGGACGCCTTGGTCTTGACCGCGCCGGTCGTGTCGACGGCCTTGATGAAGCTGAACAACAGCCCAGCGGCGACTTCCTGCCCGTTGGACAGCGAGTCGTCGTACGGCCCGTACAGACCCGAGGCGGTGATCTTGGCCAGCACGGTCCCCGACTTGATGAAGCCGTTCTGGAAGTGCGTTCCCTGCGTGAACTTCGAAATGTCCAGCGTCACACCAGGAGTGAGATCGACGCCATGCGTCCCGACGAGCCATTCGCGGTTGTCGACCTGGTATGAGCTGGAGTGAACGGAGATGTCAGTCATCAGTTCCTCCTACTTTTTTCCGTAGCCGCGGCGCTGCGCCTCGGCCAATCCGTAATCAGCAGCCGACGGCGCCGGCGGCTGATCTCCTGTTTGGCCCCACTGTCTGGGTTGACTGTCACCAGCTCCGCCGCCCCCGCCGAACGCGGAAGCAAGCCCGGTGAGATGCCCGATGAGAGCGTCAGTGTCGAACTTCCCGTCCTTCATGAACGCCATCGGATTGATGCCGGCCAGCACAGCGTCACGCTGCGCCTGGTCCGTGATGAACTGCCCGACTACCGCTTTCGCCACCTCGGGCGCCCACACACCCGCCGCCGCCTCAGTGGCCGCGGTGGTTGCTTCAGCACGTGCATCGGCCATGGCCTGTTCGGCGGGCGTCATCTGCCCGCGCTCGAACTCCTGCACCTGCTGCTGGTACTGCTTGGCCTGTTCCGGAGTGATCCCGCCGTACGACTTGAGCGTGTCGCCCTTACGTCGGTCGTGATGCTTCCAGTACGCGACCTGCTGATCGACGGTCATGTCCTTGATCGGCGTATTCGCGGGGAATCCGAGATCCCCACTGCCGCCGCTCTGTTCGCCGCCTTCCGGTGGCTCTTGATCACCGTCGGTGCCGCCGTCACCGCCATCGTGGTCTTCCGAAGCGCCCATGACGGGCCACCACGGCTTTCCACTCTTGCCGATGCCGATTGCCTGCAGTCCAGTGATGGGGTGGAACGGTAAATCGAACACTGACACTCCCCTGTCGGGATAGGAACCCATGACGGGTCAACCGCCGAACGGCGGAAGATTCTGCGCACGCAAAAGAACCCCGGAGCCGATCAGCTCTACGGGGTCCTTCTGGGGTTTGGTGCTGTGGTTAGGTCAGACGGCTGCGCGCCGGCCGAGCAGTTCGCCGAATCCGCTATCGCGGATCGAGAACTCCATCATCTGCGAAGGCTGATGAGTTTCCAGCCAAGTACGGATCGCAGCGGCCTGCTCGGCTCGGGTCGCATCCGACGCGCCGACATGATGCAACAGTGCCTGGACCGTGGTGGGGACGTACTCGGATGGTTCGACCAGGTGCAGGTCGTCGTCGAACTTGCCCACTAGGTCACCTCCATCCTGATCACCGGGATCTCGCCGGACGTATCAACACCGAGGATACGCACCCGGGCGCCGTTCATGATCAGCAATTCGCTCTGCCGGGCATGCTCTGGGGTCCCCAGTGGCGGAATCCAGACCGCTCGTGTGCCAGCGCGGGCGACGATGTGCAGGACAGCCGGCGCGGGGCCGGGGTGGGTGAACTCGGGTGTCGCGATGTCCCGACTGACCGTCGCACCCATGAACCGCTCTTCGATCCACTCACGGCCCACGATCGATGCAACGTCGCCGCGATCGACATGGAACGTCTTGGGGATCGATCTGACTCCCCGCCACAGCTCCACATCCTCGGGCAAAGGTCGCGCCAGCTTGGACAGTTCCTGAGCGACGATCATCGACTCGGGATCGCCGCTTCCGCCGATCGCCGCCTGGACCTTCTCGTAGAACCGGTCCATGCCTTGCCACCGCACCACCGCTGATCGCTGGCGTGGCGTGGCATTCGCGGTCTGATCGGAGAACAACCGGTCCAGCCGATCGTGCGGATCCTCGTCCCCGGTCGCCGCGGACCGATCATCTGCTGGCGGAATCGGGGGCTGGACTGAATCGGTCGACGTGGCAGGCGTCTTGTTTGTATCGCTCACATCTCTTCTGGTGCGAGCGACCCCAGAATCACGGGTCTGACCGGAATCCGACTGATCAGCGAGGCGTTCCCGGTACCGCTTGATCTGCTGTTTGTGGTATTTGACCTGCGAAGAATCCTCGGCCAGACCCTGCTGTCGCAGCTTGGTCAGGTTCGCTTCGAACAGCGGCAATTGCCGACGTGCGACCTCTACCGGGGACTCCTCGGCCATCACCGCAGTGCCGCCGGATGCCTTCTCTGACGCCTTGCTGCGCGGCTTGTACTTGCGCACCGGGATCAGGGTCGGACCCAGCTCGCCGTGCTCATCGACCTTGTACCGAGTCCGCTTCAGGTGTGCCCGCGACGTGCCGCCGGAATCGCGGTAGAGCTGCCGCAGATCCACAGCGTTCAGCGCGTCGGCCGGGTCGAACTCCTCAGTCACCGCCGCGGACGTGCATTTGCAGTTCGCGTGCATCGGCAACAGCTCGCGCACCGTGTACAGCCGGTCGGACGCAGCGATGCACAGGCCACAGGTCCCGGTCCGGGACAGCTCTGGGTGGATGATGCGACGCATCCCGACGACCGTGCTGCCGGACAGGTTCGCGGCCGCGTTGATCACTTCGGACTCAGCCAGGCGCTGCGCCAGCATCATGTTGCCGTCGACCAGCGCGTCCAGGCGCTTGAGTGCTGCCGCCTCAGCCTGTTCCCGGGTTGCGCCCTGCGATTCGAGGTAGCGGACGGTGCGCGCTGGACGGTTGAGGACCTCGACGTTCGTGAAGTCGATCGCGTCCAGGTCGACGGGGTCCTGGTCGCGATACCGGACTCGGGTGCCGCGGTGCTCCAGATCGACCTGGCCGTCGTCGAACGTCACACGGGTGCCGCGGATATCGTCCGGGCTGGTAGGGCGGACTGAAACCCGCACGCCCATGCTGGACAGCAGTTGGATCTGCCCGGCCGCAGCCGCGGTGGCGGTGGTCTTCTGCGCGGTGGCCATGTGACGCGCTGCAGTCGCCGCGAACTCGGCTACCTGGTCGCCGTCGTACGGATCGACCGGAGTCCAGATCGATCGAAGTAGCCGCTTGCCCCACGCTGCCGCGCGTTCCCGGGCGGCGATGATGCCCTCCGATGTGCGGACCGCGACAGCCACGCTGAGGTCGCCGGGGTCGCGTGCCTCTGCTGCGGCGAGGGCGGCCGCCAGCGCTTCGGCCGGCGTCAGGCCGCTAGGCGACTGCGCCAACCGGGGTCACCTGCGATGCCTCTGTCGCTGGCGCGGTACCGGCCGACTGCGGTGGTGGCGGCTGCTGGACACCGTCGAGCATCGCCTGGGCGGCCAGTTCGATCTCGTTGTCCTCGATGTCCTGCGGCTCCATTTCCCAGACCTCCGACAGGATCCGCCGCCGGGACAGGACACCGGTTGCCTGGGCGCTGGCCGAGCCCTTCTCCGCCAGCGAATTGAACTCGATCGGACCCCAGTGCAGCTTGATCTTCTTCCCGCGGGTGGTATCGCCGGCCATGGCGAAGACGATGCGCCACAACAGCTTCAGCGACGGGGTCACCCGGGCACGACGATCACGGACCTTGCACGTCAACGCCTCGCGCAGCAGACCAGCACCAGCCGCCGAACCGTTCGCGTCGTCCGGCGTGATGAGGTACAGCGGGGTGTGGGTGACGGCGGCGAATTCCTTGACGTCGTCGCGCTTGGCCTGCAGCAGCGGACCGAGGTCGGCCTGGTTGCCTTCCCAGAACTGCCATCCAGCAGGGACCTTCCACACCGCGCCCGGGCCGGCCTTGAAAACTTCGTCCCAGTTCTTGGCCTGCTTGGTCGGCTGGTTGCCGTCCTCGATGGTGGGTTCTTCGGTGTCGTATTCGTCCTCTTCGTCTTCGTCGCCGCTGACACCGCGCTGCTTGAACGCCTGGAACTTCGTCATGACGAGGCGGGTCAGGGTGGTGTCGATGATCCGGTCGAGCACGTCGACGTGGGATTCGTACTCACCGAGACCAAGTTTGTTGAGGAACCGGACGATCGGGATTCCGCCCAGTTCATCGAGACCGTTGATCTCTTCGGGCTTGTCCGACAGGCGCTTCCATTCGGACCCGTCGCGCTGCAGGGTCCACTTCTCCCCCGGCAGGAAAAGGTGGGCGATCTCTTCGTCTTCCTCGACGTCGTAGGACCGCAACAGCACCGCGCGCAGGCGCGTCGGGTTATTCGGATCCGCGATGCCGACACAGCGCCGGGGGTCGATCGCATGGATCGTCGGACCGTCGGCGGTCGGGACCACCATTGCGTACGCCTCACCCATCGCGCAGTAGTACGCAAGCAGATCCTTGAGCTGCGCGGCGAATCCGGTGTCCTCCATGATCTCCGCAGCACGGTCGTCCCCGTTGGCAGTGGAATCGACGTCGGTCGACACCGCCAGCAGGTCCATCCGGTCGACCACCGCGGTCACGCACATCTCGGCGTAGTTGCATCGCGCCTTGCGCAGCAGATCGCGGAAGATGTCCTGGAATTCGTACGCCACCTGTGGGAGCGGAGCATCACCCTTGTAGTAGGACCACAGCAGGTCGAGCTGCTGATTGCGGGGCTTCGGATCGAACGGCCGATCCGCCTCGTCCTGCCACCGCTCCGCGGTCGGAGCGAAGAACCGCGCCTGCAGCCGGTCGAACCACTGTGATGGTGAGAGGACAGCCACGAATCACCTCACTCTCACCACGCGGCCGGGCCGCTTCTTCGGGATCTTGCCGAGCACATCCATGCGGGCCTGCCAGGACAGGATCGACGCCATGCACAGGTCGAACTTCCGGTCCTTGTGCAGCTTTCCGAGGATCCACAGCCGTTTTCCGGTCTCGGTATCGACGATGTTCAGCAGCTTCTTGCCAGCGTTACCGACGTGGCGCACCAGGTCGCCGTCGTCGTCCTCGTTGTGCGATATCGCGCCCGATACGATCGCGTCTTCGTACGCGGAGATCGCCTTGATCATGCGTTCCTGCTTGTTCGTCCAGAACTCCTGAACGATGGGACGTTTCGTCACCCGGCTTTCGCCGTAGCGGGCCGACCAATCGCCGACCGTCGAGTTCCACCAGGGCGGATCCGCGAAGAACAGCAGCACCCGGTAGTTCTTGAACACCGAACGGACCGCCGCGTCGACTTCCTTCTCGTCGACCTCCCAGTCGTCGGAGGCCTCTAGCGGCTTCTCTGCGAGAAACATCTTCTGCTGCATGCCCGTACGGACATCGGTCATCACCAGGCCCGTGGCGTCGCGGAACCGGGCGCCGTCGAACCCCAGCGTGACGTATGCGCCGCGCGGGATCGTCTCCCCCGGCAGTCCGAGTGCCTTGAACCGCCGGACGTTGAATGCGGCCGCACCCTGCGCGGTCCACCGGTTCGTCCAGACGCGCTCGAGGTATGTCTTGTCGGCCTTCGGGGCATCCCACTGCGACGCGAGGTCTTCCAGGTCGGTGCGCGCGGCCAGCTCTTCGCCGGAGGCCTCCCGGATCGCCGCGATGCGATCTTCGAACTTCTTCAGATCCCAGCCGTCGGACGCCTGGCGGTGGAAGTAGAACATGCGGGGACGTTCGATCTCCCCGCGCTTGATCGCCTCAGCTTCGAAGTGGTCGTCCTCGGCCTGGGAGTTCTGGCCCGGCTCCCCGGCGGTCGTCGTCGACAGCGACCAGGGGTCCTGCGCCGCACGCTTTCCGAGGTTGGCTTCCATCGTGACGATCGCCGCTTTGTGGTTCGGCAGGTACAGGCGGTGCGTCTCGTCGTAGCCCTGGAACGTAGTGCGGCCACCGTCGCTGGAGTTCGGCGCGTTGGCCAGCGCAACGGCCTTGCCGTCTGCCTTGCCGTTGTCCCCGATCCGCAGAATGCGATCCAGCGCGGCGTCGAAATAGTCCGCGTCCGAGCACTCTTCGCAGATGACCTTCAGCGCACCGTAGGCCAGCTCCTCGACCTGTTCCTTGGTGTTGGCCAGCATCGGGATGTACGGGTCGACCACCGGCCGGCCCGGCGCGAGACCGCACGGCGCGTCGTCGTCGAACCCGTTGAACCGCACCGGCGACTCCGGATGCAGCTCCGCGAACGCCACCAGCGCCATGAACTCGGTCTTCGCCGAGCCCTTCCGCCAGGACACCGCGACCCGCTTGAACCGCCGCTTCCCTGCCCGCCGATGACCCTTCGGCCACACCTCGTAGGCGCGGTACAGCACGTAGCGCCAATCCTCACCGAGGGTGAGCGGCTGCCCCTTGAGGTCACCAGGCCCGTGGCATGCGCGCTCCTCGAGGAAGTCGCACAACTGGTCCCCCAGCGTGGGGAACTGTTCGCCCGGGATATCCGGTGGGACTATCAGCTCCACCGGGCCTGCTACACAGCGTGCAGATTCGCCCGGGCGACACGGGGATCGGGCCGCGGCTCAGCCTTCTTGGCCGGCGCCGACTTCGTCCGGCGCTGCGCCGTCGACTCGGCCGCGCTCTCTCCGCGCTCGATCTCCCACTGCAGCGACCGCCGCGACATCGGCGTCAGGCCGCACTGCGCGAGAAGCTGCCGGATCTCCCCGGCCACTGCCTTCGCCTCGTTCGGCGTGACGTCGCCCCACAGCATCTGCATCAACCGGGCAGCCATGTACAGCGCATCTATGTCCGACTCGGTCCACTCCGGAACCATCGGCGACGACCACGCCCGCTTCCACCAGTCCCGCACCTGCTGATGCCACCGGATCCCCTTCGGCAGTGGAGGCACCTTCGGGTTCGACTGCGGGGTAAGTACCGCGCGGGTACTCGTCTTGTTCCGGCGCGCAACCAGCGACGGATCCTTCGGCTTCGGCGGCATGACGGGCTCCTATGTCAGGACAGATCGGGCTCCCATGTCGGGAAAGATGTTGCGCAGCAGGCTATTTCGCCTGGTCAGCACAGGTTCTCGGCCCTGCGCGAAAAGTGTGGGGATCCGTACGCGGCGGATTTCACAGTGCGTTGCGGTGTCCGGCTGAGGCCCTGGGGGGAGGGTGGACGCCCTGGGGGTGCTGCGTTTGCGCTGGTCAGCGGCGTGCGCGGCCTGCTGCCTGCTGCTTGCGGGTTTCGATGCCGTGGCAGGACTCGCATGCGGCGATGAGACGGCCGCGGTCGACAGCCTGGGCGCGGGTTCGGCCGGTCGCTGCGACTCCGTCGGGGTGGTGCGCTTCGGTGGCGATGCCGGTGCAGCCTGGGTGCTGGAGCTGGCAGCGGTGGCCGGCGTGGTCGAGGCAGTCCTTGCGGGCGCGTCGGGTAGCTCGGGTTGATCCTTGGCCTGTGGTGCGGCCTTTCCATGGGACGTCGTGGTCGTCGCAGTAGCGCTGGCTGCCGACGATGAGTTCGTCGCAGTCCCGGGCTGGGCATTGGCGTGGTGCGCGTGGCATCAGTCGTCCTCTTCGTCGGCGACGATGATGTCGAGCCCGATCTGCAGGTTGCCTTTGGCGACTGAGAGTCGTTCACCGCCGTGCGGGAGCAGCAGTGTGTGGTGCTCACCCGATACGTCGCCGTCGTCGTCGAAGGTGAGTGCTTCGACGACGGTGATGAAGCTGACGACCGTGGAGTGCTCGGGTATGCGGCCGTATGCACGTGCAGTTCGTTCGATCGCGTGCTCGAGGTCGCGGTCTGCTGCTGCCTGTTCGTCGGTGCGCTGGGCCATCAGTGACCTTTTCCTGGGGGCGCGCCTACTGCTGCCTGGTGGTACGTGTTGCAGAGCCCTTCGGGGTCACGTACGTGTTCGCGGAGCTGGCGGACGCAGCGGTTGAAGTCGCCTGGTGTGCCCCATCGGATCTTGAGTGCGCCTTCGCCGTGGGTCCAGTAGAACTTGAGCCGTTCGGCCGGGTTCGCTGGTGTGTTGGCCATCGCTCACCCCCGATCACCGGGTACGAAAAACCGCTGTGCCCGGGGTTCGGACACAGCGGTGCTTGGGGTCCAGAGTACTAAAGAGCACGCGCACGTGTGCGCATGGCTATGCACTCAGGTACATCGTGTCGGGCGCTATTTGCTGCTGCCACTGCGCTTGGCGCGCAGCTTCTGCAGGTAGGCGATGACCGAGGCGACGCTGTATTCGGGTGCTCCGTCGGGCCCGCAGCGTTGGTCGATGTGGCCGAGGCGTGCCCAGTTGTAGATGTCTCTGCGGGTTCGGTCGATGGCGTGGGCCAGGTCGGGTGCGCTCAGCCAGTCGTCGGGTTCGAGCGGGTACGGGCTGGGTGTTGTCCAGTGGATGCCGAGTCCGGCCCAGTGGGCGTCGAGTCGGTGCAGTGCGCCGGCCGGGTCGTCGCAGCGGCCTTGGGTGATTTCGAAGATCAGGCTGCGGTAGGACAGGGCGACGCGCTTGGCGCGGTCTTCGCGGCTGTCGCCGGGCCATGGCCATGCTGGCGGGCTGACGTAGCGGGTCTTGGTGCTGGTGCTCATGCGATCCTGGTCCTTCCGCCGTAGACCATTGCGGCGCAGAGCAGTACCCACAACTGGTCGGTGAGTTCATCGGCGTGGTCGAGCAGCTTCTCGCACATCAGCAGCGTTGCCGTCCGCTTGGCCGGGTAGCTGGCCCAGCGCTCGCGTGGGAACTGCATGACGGGGGCTGTGTCCGGGTCACCGGTAGACCAGTTGCTGAGGTCGAGGGGATCGTCGTCCAGGTCCCATTGCGGTGCGCGCGTGGCCGCGGCGGCGGCCCATTTCTCACCGACGCGCTGTTCTAACGTCTCGAGTTCGTCCATCGGGGGTCCTCAGTGGTTCAGCCGCACGTGCATTCGCGCGGAATTCGGAGGCATCCACGACACCGGATCGTGTTGCCGTGGTTGTCGTATGCGCCGACATAGAGCGGCCATCGGCCACACGGGCAGCGGCCGAGGTCGGGCTTGCCGTTGCAGGTGCAGCCGGGGTGCGGGCAGGCCATCAGCCCGCGTAGTTCGCGAAGATGTGGAACACCAGCGAGCCGAGGAGCACCGTTCCGATGAACTGGCCGTCGTCCGCACCGTCCAGCGCGTGGCCCGTTCCCCTGGTGCTGATGCGGACCTTGCGGGGTGTCATCTCATCGTCGTGCACGGCCCAGACCATGATGTCGTCGCCCTGCACGCCAGCACTGAGTACCGGGCCCCGCAATGGGAGGATCTGCTCGTCCTGCGGCTCCAGCTTGTACTTGTAGATCGCCTTCATGTCTTCCTCTCTCGACGCTGTTAGGTGGTGATCGCGTCAGGCTGGTTGGGCGCAGGATGCGCGGTCGCAGTGGTCGCCGTTGATGCAGTCGGCGCAGACGCATTCGCATGGGCCGGTGCCCGGTTTGGGAAGCCATGGGGGCCTGTACGTCGCAGGCACAATTCCGCTGGCGCCGCGGTCCTGGACGGCTCTTCTGATGTCGCGGAGTGCTTCCGAGCACTGATCGTTTCGCTTGAACGCTTCGACAATCTCGGCTGGCGATGCTCCGGAGTAGTCCATCCCCAGGTCCACGTCGTGGCCGTACCACCGTTCGGCCAGCCGCTTTACCTGGTCGGTGTCGGCCAGGCCGAAGTGCTCCGTCAGGTCGATCCGGCCGGGGCGGATGATGGCGCGATCCAGCGCGTCAGGGGTGTTAGTGGTCAGCACCGTAAGTAGCCCTTGCGGTGTGGCGATCCCGTCGAGAGCATTGAGCAGGCCTGAGAGCGTGACCCCGGTGTCTTCGGTGCGCTGGGTGGCCGCGTGGAAGACGTCAACGTCTTCGAGCAGCAGCATCGATCGTGGGGTGATCCGGCTGACCGCGCTGAGTAGCCCGCAGTCCTTGTCGACGTCGGCCAGCGGGAGGTACCAGACGTCCATGCCGAAGTGGTTGGCCAGTGCACGGGCGACCGACGTCTTGCCGGTACCGGGCGGGCCTTCGTAGAGGTGTCCGCGGTGCCAGGGAATGCTGCGGCGCGCGAATTCCTGTTCGGCGTCGAGAAACTTCTGAATATCGGCGACCAGGCGTTCGAGCTGGCCGCTGGCCAGGACGACGCTGTCCAGGCTGCGGGCGGGCAGTTCGTCGATGGTCTGCCAGTCGCCCCACTTCGTCATCATGCGGAACCGTGGCGCACGCTTGGCTCGGCGTTCGACGACCTGTTCGATCTCCGCTACGAGGTCGGTCTGGGCGTTCCAGGATGGACAGATGAAGATGATTTCGTCTGGCTTCCAGAGTCTTTCGTTATTGCTGGACGAATCGCCCTCGTTGACGTTGACCTTGATCCGGTGTCTACCGACAGCGATGACCTGTTCGCGGGAACCGTCGTAGCGGAATCGCAGAGGGTTGGGCCTGTCGTGCCCAGACGGACTGTCCGCGGCCATCATGGCACCGCGGTCACGTTGTGAGGTCCACGCGACCAGCGATCGTCGATCGCGCTCCGGGAGTAGGCCGAGGACCCATTCGTGGAGGTCGTCGTAGATGTCGTCGGTCGATAGAACTTTGATCGTGTAGGAGGTTCGGTCGCGGACCTTGGCGCGCAATGACCTGACCATGGGCCAGGCCAGTTGCCCAGCGGCCAGGGCCATCGCAGCCCGCGGTGCCCGGATGCGCAGCGTGCTGATCAGATCCGACGCGCTGCCGCTGGCGCTGGTGGGTTCGATCGTGATGTCGTTCATGGGCACTCTCCGGTGTGGATCAGGTGGCAGTTTGGGCAGGCTGGCGCGCAGGTGTATTCGTCGGGGTAGAGTCCGCCGTCATCCGTCAGCAACGAGCGGGATGACTGTGTGATCTTCGGAATACCTTGTGCCACAGGTTGTTTCGGATTCTTTCGTGGCTTTTTGTAAGGTTCGGCACGCTGCCAGGTCCAGTCGTCTTCAGCGCGCTGCTGCTCGATGGTGCTGGCGACGTCGTAGCCGATGGTGCGCTGTTCGGGTGGCTGGTGGCCGTCCATGATCTTGCGGATCGCGTCGAGGATGATGCCGCCAGCTCCGGGTGCGTTGACTTCGTCGGGGTCGGTCAGTTTCGCGGCCAGGTCGGCGATGCTGTCCAGCCGGCCGTTGGCTTCGTCGAGTTGGGGTCTGAGCACTGTTTCCTCCAGTTCGTCTTCGACGTGCATGCCGACGAGAAGCTTGTATTCGCGTTCGGTCCAGGCGTATTCGCATGTGCGGCAGTCGATGATGGCCTGGCCGTTGTCGCGGCCGACGGTCTGCGCGTGGCAGTTCGGACAGGGCATGTCGAAGCGGTGTCGCAGTCGGGTGTGGCCGAGGTGCTGGCGTGCGGTGTGGTGCAGTTCGGTGAGGCGTTCGACGATGGCCAGGCCGGTCACGTAGGTGATGCCGAAGGCTTGGCCGTTGTGTCCCCAGCCGTTGCATGGGTCGCAGTTGGCTGCGGCCAGGCGGGCGCGTTCGAGTGCTCTGCGGTTGTCGTCGTTGGCGACTGCGGCCAGTTCGGCTTCGGCGATGTCGATCTGGGCCTGGTGGTCGGCGCAGCGTTCGGGCCGGGCCCAGGCCAGTGTGCGGTGGGCGGGTTCGTACGCGAGGTCCTCGATGTGCGGTTCGATCAGCCGCAGGTAGGCGTGCAGGACCGTGACGTCGGTCGGTGCGGTGCGCCGCGCGGTGCGGTCGGCGATCGACCCAGGCTCCGCGGTGATCGGCTTGTGGGTGCCGGGATCCCGGGCTGGTGGGAGTTTCCGGCCGCTGGTGGCCGGCAGCGCGGTGTTGAGCTGGCGGGCGACGACAATGGCGCCGCGCTGGGCCCATTCGACGATTTCGGCCATGACGCGGTCGGCGTGGACGTTGATCGGGATTGCCGGGTTGCGGCTGGATTTGACGGTTTCGCCTGCGGCAGCGTGGCGTTCGCCGATGGTGGCGTAGAGCATGGCGTAGTCACGCAGCAGTCGGCCGATGGCGTCGGTGTGCGCGGCCAGGCATGCGTCGCAGAGCGTGCCTGGCCGTTCGGTGTTGGCGGGCTTGCCGTCGCCGTCGCGGCCGCGGCAGCGGGTGCCGGTGATGCAGTGGTGGGCGTGGGTCAACGGAAGTCCCTCACGGTGACGAAGTGGATCCGTCCCCCGGGCGTCTTGGTTCGGCGCCAAGGCCGGATCCGTCTGCCACTGCGGCCGGGTGATCTACCTCGGCGAACTGCCCGTCGTCCGGTGGCCACGACCACCAGACGTGATCCGCCGGCCGCGCCACCTGGAACTCGCGGGGTGGGCGTCATGACCCTCCACTTCACCCTGCACGTCAACGACCGCTCGATCGACGAAGGAATGACGATCCAGCGCACGACACCCGGGCAACCGGAGCCGGACGACGTGAACCTGTATGTCGTTCAGGCGAAATGCGACGGCGAATGGCACACCTTCACCGTCAAGCACCGCTACGGCGACGGCCCGTGGGAACTGGTGCGCACGGCACTCAACACCATCGCTGAAGGGACCTCGCATGCCTGAACCTGTTGTCACCGTGTGGCGCAACCTGATCCCGCACCAGTGCTCGCTGCTGTACTGGGGACGGAAGTGGCGCATCCACAAGGGCAGGCCGCGCCGCGTCCAGGTGTGGAGTGCCCACTCGCCCGTAATTGGCGGGGAGAAGCTGGTCATCGACACCCGCCCCATGGAGGATCCCAACGGCGTCTGTCTCTTCCGCTGCTACCACGAAGACGGCTCACCGATCATCGTCACCCGGCGATCCGAGTTGCCCGATGCCTGAACGGATCCAGCGCAAGCGCACCGCGGGCTGGCAGATGCCCGAAGGCGCCATCTACGTCGGCCGGCCCACCAAGTGGGGCAACCCCTGGACCCTCCACGTCCACACAGACCGCTGCGGGCCAGAACTACTGATGTGCCCGGTGCACATCGCCGACGACCGCGCGGACGCCACCCGGAAGTACCGGCACGACGTGCTCTACCCACTGATCGGACAGCCCAGAGTCCCGACGCCCGACGAGATCCGGGACGAACTGGCCGGCCACGACCTGGCCTGCTGGTGCCCGCTCGACCAGCCCTGCCACGCCGACGTCCTACTCGAAATCGCGAACGGAGAACGATGACCGACTTTGTAGTCCTCGACACCGAAACCCTCGGCCTGAACCCGGCCGCGCCGACATGGGAGTTCGCCGCGATCCGCCGCGACACCGACGACGCCGGGAACACCTTCGAAGACGCCACCCACTTCTTCATCCGCCACAACCCCGCGCACTGGCTCGACGAACTCGCCAAAACCCCCAAGGGACAGCAGTTCATCGACGACTACAAGGCGCGCTTTGACCCCCGGGAAGCGCTCGAAGAACGCTCCGCCGCCATCATGATCCACCTCGTCACCCGCGGCGCCGATCTCATCATCTGCAACCCGGTCTTCGACGAACCCCGCCTGGCCGAATTCCTGCGCCGCTTCGATATCGAACCCGAGTGGAACTACCACCCGTGGGACATCGCCAGCGTCGCACTCGGATACGCCTGCGGCCGCGACGGACAGCCACCCGGCCAGCCGTGGAAGTCCGACCATCTCGCCAACACGGTCGGCATCGACACCACCCAGTACGCCCGGCACACCGCCATGGGCGACGTCCGCTGGACCCTTGCCCAGTGGGACCTGATCACGGGAGGACACAGGTAGATGGCTCGAGATCACACCCGCGTCAACATCGACATCTGGGGCGACGAAGAGTTCCGGGACCTTCCCGTCGACGCCCAGGCGCTCTACTGGTTTCTCTGGACCAGCCCAGAACGCACCTACTGCGGCGGTCACTGGTGGCACACCGGGAAGCTGGCCCAATTCGCCGGGGACTGGACGATTCCGCGCGTGCGGTCGGCCGGCGCGATCCTGTCCGAGCGGCTGTTCCTGGTCATCGATGAGCCCGTCGAGGAGTGCGTGATCAGGTCGTGGATCAAGCACGACGGCCTGTGGAAGGTCCCGAATATGGCGGTGTCGATGGCCAACGCCCGGGCGGCGATGGCTTCGAAGGTATGCCGCGGAGTGGTGGTGCATGAGGTGAAGAAGCTGGCCACAGCAAACCCTGAGCTGTCGTCGTGGCAGCGCAAAGAGGTCGTGAATCTGCTGTCGCAGAAGGCGATTGACCCGGCCAAGCTGGACCCGTTCACCCCGCCGCCAACCCCACCCGTAACCCCACCGCCAACCCCACCAACAACCCCACGCGCAACCCCCGAATTAACCCTTAGTGATGGGGTAGGGGTTAACCCACCCGCTAACCCGGCCCGTACTACAGCTACAGCTACTCCTACAGCTACAGAAGGTGGTTACGTAAGTAGGGAACAGCACTTGGGAACGCCTCCGCAGATCCCATCCCCCTACTGCCATCGCCATCCCGAGGGAACCGCCACGCGCTGCTACGACTGCGGCCGAGCACGCGAAGCGCACAACGCCGCGAAAGCCGAAGCGCAAAGGCAACGTCGCGAACTCCGCATCAACTGCCCGTGGTGCGAAGGAACCAACACCCGGGAACGTGAAGACGGCGCTGTCGAGAAGTGCGACCACGAGACGCCACCCGAAGGCCGCGTAGAACTCTCCCTGGTGCCGGCCGTCGCAGACCTCCCCGAAGACCTGCGGGCGACGTCATGAGCACCGACCGGTACGGCGACGAGACACCAGCGGTAGTCGATTTCGATTCCCGACGCCGTGTCCGTGAGGCACAGACCGCCATCCAACGCGCACGCGAACAACGCGAGCGCCTCGCCGACACCCGCACCGTGCACGCGCCAATGTCCAGCGACCAAGCCGACGCCACCCGCAGGCACCGACGCGCCGTCACCGACCGGGCCGAAGCCCAGCGGAACAAGATCCGCATCGCCAACTGCCAGCTCTGCGACGACGACGGCTACACCCCCGGACACGTCGTCTGCGATCACCGCGACCACCGACCCGCAGCCCAACGGGGCATGGCAGCCGTACGAGCCGCCATGGGATGGCCCAGCACCCCAACACCCACGGATGCCCCCGAAAACCCGCGAGACGGCGAATGAGCGCCGAAGAACTCGCCGCCTGGCGCCGCCGCCGCCGCTACCAACGATCCGCATGGAAGGCCCGCCGATGAAGCTCCAGAAGCCCCCAACCACCCCCGCCGAACACATCACCCGCGCCAAGGAAGAACGCGCGGGAGGCGATCACACAGCCGCCCAGACGTTGGCGCTCATCGCGATCGCCGAACGCCTTTCGGAGATCGTCGAACTGCTCTTGCCGGTAGAGATCGCAGTCGACGCAGCACGCGAGCCCCTGGTGAACTGGCCGACCAACCGATGACCGCCAACGACGACGCCAGCGACATCGACTGGGCCGAAGTGATGGCCCGGCCTGGCGGGCTCTGGCTGCTGCCCGACATGGAACTCATCCCGGCAGAACCCGAGATCCCCATCCCGGCCGAAATCGAAGAGACCGCCGCCGTCTACGACGCGCAGATCGAAGCCGTCTTCAGCATGCTTGGCATCCCCATCGGCAGCGGCATCGTCGCCAGTGCAACCCGCGCGGTCTGGGTGCAGATCAGCGCCGCAGTCATGGCGCACCGGCGCGACTACATCGCCACATCCGGAGCGCACACCGAACTCGACTACTACGGCCAGGAGAACGACACCATGCCCACATTCCCCGCGCGTCCCCGAACGGTCGCTGTCATCGCGCGGACGCAGGACCGCGCCGCGGAGATCGCGGACATCCTCGGTATCGAACGTCCGCTGGTATTCGGCGCCAGTGACGGCCACGCCTTCGAAGGACTCCGCGCCGACCGGGTGCTGATCGACGCCGACTCCGCCGCGGCGATCGACCCCAGGTTCCTGCAGACCGCCCACGCCACAGCCCTCTTGAGGCGCTCGAACTGCAAGAGGTCAACGTGCTTCTTCCGGACATGCTGGTCAACTTCATGCGCACCATGCAGCCCGTGATCGCCAAGATCGACGACGACCAGCTGCCGATCGTGCTGGCCGCGATCCTGGACATCGCCGGGCGTGCGGCGGCCGGCGTCGACCCGATCCCCGACGTCCGTCAGGTGAACCTGGTGGCCGGGGACGGCACGGTGGAGTTGAGGGTCAGCAGCCGCAAGCTGGCCTGATTACGACAGCAGTTCGCCGAGCTGCTCGAGTGCCGCGCGGGCCCGCGTCTGGTCGACGTGCTGGTATGCCTTGTGGGCGATCTTGCTGCTGTGCCCCATGATCTGCATCCGGACGTCCTCGGATACGCCAAGTTCGTCGAGCATGGTTGCGGTGGTGTGGCGGGTGGCGTACTGGTCGACGTGCGGTAGGGCAGCCTTATCCAGTACCTGCTTCCACAGCTCCCATTCCTGCTTCTCCCCGATCGGACGCCCGTCTGGGTGTGCCCACACCAGGTTGTGTGGGTTGGGCCAGTCCTTCGTCTGCTCGCGGTGAACCTTCAGCATCACCAGCAGCGGCTGCACGATCGGAACCATGCGCTTTCCGGCCAGCGTCTTTGGCCGGGTCCACAGCAGGCTGCCCTGGCATTCCCGGTACTCATACCCTGCGGCGATCACCCAGTGCGCGGCCGGGCAGAAGCTGACGCGCTTCTTTCCGCAGGGGTAGTTCCCGGCAGGGTCGGGTTCTCCGCAGCCGTGTTCCTTGGTCATCTGCTTGAGCTGCCAGGACAGGTCGAACTCGGCGGCGTCGAAGTCGATGCGATTCCATTCGAGGCCGCGTAGCTCGGCCGGCCGGGCGCCGGTCCACAGCGCGCCGGCCCAGCGGGTCGCCATCAGCGGCCCGGCGTAGTCGGGGTGCTCCTGCATCGCGATCGCGGTGCGGACGACCAACTTGGCCTGGTCGACCGGGAGTATGTCCTGTTCCTTCTTCGTGTGGCCGGGCTTGTCGATCGACTCGCACACGTTGAACCGCAGCACCCGGTCGGCGACCGCCTTCTTCAGCGCCATGTTGAGGACCAGATGCGCACGTTGGGCGTTGCGGCTGGTGTTCGCGCTGTTGATGACGTGATAGATGTGCTGGGACGTGAGCTTGTCCAGCTTCAGCTTGGGCCCGAGCACGGGAACGATGTGCAGGCGGATCGCTTCTTCGTAGAACTTGTAAGTCGATTGCGTGCGTTTGGGTTTCACGATGTTCTCGACCCAGTGTTCAAGCCACTTCTGAACAGTGGAGGCGCCGGTGAGCACGACCAGGCCGTCGCGGACGGCGTCCTTGAGGTCGTCGAACTTCCGTTTGGCCTCCGCCTTGTTCTTGGCGGTGACCCGTTTCTGCTGCCGTTCGCCGTCGACCGGCGGGAGTTCCACTACCCCGACCCAGAGGCCGTCGGACTTGCGTTGGAAGAAGCTGCCTTCGCCGGGTGCGCGTCGTTTTGCCATCAGGCGGTGATCGCCTTCCGGTCGGCGTATTCGGGTAGCAGCGAGGGCATTTCGTGATCGCGGTATGCCTGCTCGACGCGGGGCACCACGGTGTCCGCCACGGTCCGGCCGTCTGGCAGCACGATGTGGGCCAGGAACTCAGCGTCGAACGTGACGATCCCGGACTCGACGGCTTCGAGCTTCGCCTTGATGACCAGCGCCAGTGAGCGCCAGCGTTGCCGCACGGATTGTTCGTACTCCGCGCGGGCTTGGGTGGCCGCCCGGGGTCGGCCGGTCGGGGTGCGGGTGAAGTCGGTGGAGTCGCGGTCGGGCAGCGGGAGGATGAACCGGATCTCGCGGTCGTTGAGCACGAACCCGACGACGGCGCGGTCCTGGTCCCAGCCGTACATGAATTGCCGGGCGCCGTACCGCTCGAGGGTGCGTTCAATCTCCGTGCGGGACCGGTCGGAGCTGACGTCGGTGTTGGCGGCGTACTTGGCCATCAGTGGTCCTCGTCCCGGTTGGTGATCTCGATGGTCCGGCCTCCGAGCCGGGTGACGATCTCGGTCGTGGTTCCGCGCATGTGGGATGTAACTGCGGCGACGGCGGCTTCGGCGATCTTCGTCCACCGTGGTTCGCCGTCGATGGCGCCCCACTCTTCGCGGTTCCAATATCCGGCGCCGTCGATCTCCCCCGCTTCGTGCTGGCGATCGAGTTCATCGAACATCGCGGCCTGGACGGCGACCACCAGTGCGGCCTGGTGCCCTTCGTCTCTGCGCTCGACTGACTGATGTTGCACGGCGGCGCTGGCGTTGATTCGCGCAACGATCCCTCTGCCCAGCTCCCGCACAACGCTCGGCGACATGGTGTAGCCGCAGTAGGGATCAGGGAAGGGAGGCGGGCCGGGTGGCAGCACACCGCCGGATGCGTAGCCGCCGCACGGGGTGAAGGTGCCGGGCCATGCCGGGATGGCGGCGTCGTCGTTCCATCGACCGACCGGACTGGGGAGCCATCCTTGCCAGCGGCCGTCGTGATAGCGCACCAGCACCTCGGTGTTGTCGGAGGTCGTCGCGTGGTATCGCCAGACCCCTGCAACGGGGTGCCGGGATCTGTTGTGCCGCTCGGTGTCCCAGACGAGTTCGCCACAGCGGGTGCACTGGGGTACGGCGCTACCGGGCGCGGTGACGAAGTCGGGGTTCGACTGCAGCGCTCCGGGGAACCTTGGGTGCATGCCGCCAACTGTACACAATGACTGTACACATCACTGTACACATCGGTTGGCTTGCGCTGGCGCGCTACGTCGCTTCGGACGATGGGGTGAAATACCCTCTGAACTGCGTATATTCAGCGTTTTGGCAGCTTACCCGGTGACCTGGGTTTGACCGTAGAAGCTGACTCTTAATCAGCGGGTCCGGGGTTCGAAACCCTGACGGCGCACCAACCAAAAACCCTGCCTCGGCAGGGTTTTTGCGTTTCAGCGTTTCAGAGTTACCGGGACCGTGCGTCTATCAGGCTCGGTACCGCCGCTCGGCCAACTGGTCGCCGATGCTGGGTTCGGCCTCTTCCAACAGCATCTCCACGGCCCCGGCCAGATGCGCGGCCGCATAGCCGTGATCCCGGTGCTGCTCACTCTTGAAGCGGTCGAGTTCCCGGCGTAGATCGCCCAGGGTCTCATCGCTCACGTGCGCCAT